GCACAGGGTACATTAAATCTTATTTCCGAATTAGGATTTGGTAATTATTCACCTGCAGCTCAATTCTTAATGATGCCAATTTATGAGGATTTATTAAGAATGCAGCATATTGAATTTAATGACCATGTAAGAAAATCCGCGCATACATTTAATATTGTAAATAATAAATTAGAAATATTTCCAGTTCCAACAAAAAATTCACCTTCTAAAATATATTTTGAATATATTAGTAGAGATGAATTTGAACATGATTCACAAACCATTCAACCTGATTCTCTTTCGGATTATTCTGATATTCCATATGATTTTATTCAATATGGAAATATAAATGATGTGGGTAAGCAATGGATTAGAAAATATACATTGGCACTTTCCAAAGAACTATTAGGGGCAATCAGAGAAAAATATAATACTGTTCCAATTCCAGATGGTGATATTTCATTAGATGGTGCGGCATTAAGAGCAGAAGCACAAACGGAAAAAGATGCATTGATTACTCAATTGAGAGAAAACCTTGAAGAACTGAGTAGAATTAAAGTAATGGAAAATAAAAAAAATGAAGCAGACCATCAACAAGAAATGTTAAGAAAAGTTCCTTTAAAATTATATGTAGGATAATATGCCAAAGTTTTTAGTAGGTAGAGATATAAATTTTTTAAGAAATGTTGCCAGAGAATTAGTAGAAAAGGTAATAGAGAAAACATGCGTTTTATATAAAATAAATCTAAAAGATACCAAAGTAAATATATACGGTGAATCTATGAATAAAACTTGGCATAAAGGAGTTGAACTTTATTGTTTAATTAGTAAAGAGGATGAATCAATTACATATGAAGGATTTGGACCGAATATAAATCAAAATGTAGAATTCCGTTTTGATAGAGAACATTGTAGAGAAAGAAATGCATATCCTGAAATAGGTGATATTATTTATTTCAATAATTCTTATTATGAAATAGATAATACAAACGAAATTCAATTTGTGGGTGGTTTACCTGGAGGCGAAAACGAAACAACCGAAAATTATGATAGAAGAAACTGGAGTATAATATGTTCTACATTTATGGTTTCTAAATCAAATCTTAATATAGAAGAAAGAATAAATTAATAATAAATGTCAGTAAATCCATTAAGACCCGACCTTAATAGAGGTAAAGAAATAAAATCGGAAAAAAATGACCTCAAAAAAAGCGTAACACTATTTGATATAGATTATGCTATGATGTCTTATTTGGAAGATACCGTATTACCTATTTTAAAAGATGCAAATGGGGTGGGAATAAAAATACCTGTAATATATGGTAATTCGGAAAGATGGAATGGTTCAAGAAGACAAGGTGTTTTTAGAGATAGCAAAGGTAAGATACAATTACCTATTTTAATGATAAGAAGAACATCTATTGCAAAAGATGAAACAATGTCTATGCCAAACCGACATATTTCATATCCAGCAATAACAAAATGGTCAAAAGATAATCGTTATGACCGTTTTACAGCATTAGGTGGAAGTGTAAAACCAAAAAAAGAAATATTCCGAATAACTATGCCTGATTATGTAGAGGTTAATTACGATTGTATGTGTTGGACATCTTATACAGAACAATTAAATGAAGTAATTGAGCAACTTAATTTCGCATCATCATATTGGGGAGACAAAGAAAAGTTTAAATTCCGAACATCGGTTGGTGAATATAATGTTGTAAATGAAGTTGGTGAAGGGACCGAGAGAATTAATAGAGTGGAATTTTCTCTTAATGTCAGAGCCTATTTATTACCTGAAAAATTTGATGGTGCACCAACTACTAAAAAATCAATGTCTACAAAAAGAATTGTTATGGCAACGGAAGTTGATTTAACTGCTGATGGTAGATTAGAAGCAATACTTTCACAAAAATCACCATATTATGATAATAAAGATATAATTGATTTTTTATCTTTGAATAATAGTAAATATTTAAATCCAGTAGCAAACAATGTTGCAAATTTTACAAATATAAAACCAATAAAAACACCCGCATTATTAAAGGGAACAATAAATTCTGGTCTTACTTACAATAACGAAGTATATGATATAAAAGTATTTGTAAATGGTATTAGATATTATCAGACTTTACATTTTTCAGTTACTATTACAAATTCTTCATTAACAATAAATTTTAATCCGGCATCATCCGGTATAGGATTTAATGTGACAGCACAGGATGAAGTTATAATAACAGGTAAATTTATAGATTTATAATGAAAAACACTTTATTAGATATAACACAAAAAATAAGTAGAACACCAAGGAAAGTACAATTGGTTGTTGAAAATTTAAATCATCCTACTTATTGGATTTGGAAAGCTTCGGGTTGGAAATTTAATGATTTAAGACCTGAAATAGAATATAGAAAAGATGCAGACCGTTTAATGGTTTGGGTAAATACTCAGAGAATTAGTGATAGAGATTTTATTTATGAAGAAGTTTCTAATGGTATTTTAGTGAAATTTATAAAAAGTCAATTTATTGGTTATGTTTTAGATATAGAAGATTATATAGAAATTAAAGGAGATATTTATCAACAATATGCGTAGATTTAATTCAAATACAAAAAAACAAACCATACAAAGGCAACCTGTTGTAAATAACAAAATGAAAATAAAAAGTTTTCATGATGAAATTTTACAACATAGTGGTATGCAAATCCGTTATGGCATAGATGAAATTGATACAGTAAATAATAAATTTATACTTTATAACTTATTATTAGACTATGGCACACAGTCTCCTGATTCAACGTTATTTGAAGTTTTTATGTATGGAATACAAATACACAATAACTATGAAGTTAAGCAAGTTGATAATAATATTGAAATAATTTTGGGAGAAGTATATGTTGATTTAGAAAACTTACTGATAACTGATATTTATGTTATAGGTAAGTTTACAGAATGTGGAATTGCATTGGAAGATGACTTATCACAATTAATAACAACCGAAAACGAAGAATTTATAATTTTATAAAATGAGCACACCAAGAACAGGAAGAAAAATATCCTCATTACCAACACTTGAATCAGCATCTTTGGATGTTTATGTTGTTGGTATTAGTGGGGATACCACTTATAAACTTACATTAGATGTATTGGAAGATGCGGTAATTAATACATTATCAGCATCTTTAGATAATAGAGTTGATTTTTTGGAAATATTCAGTTCATCCTATGATGCATTTAGTTCATCTGTAAATGCACAACTTAATGCAAATTCAGCATCCGCATTAGAATTTAGATTAGATGAGTTGGAATCAAAAACAGGTTCATATGCAACAACAGGATCAAATTCATTTACTGGTGCAATAACAGCATCTTATTTCAAAGGAGACGGAAGTGCTTTGACAAACGTAACAGGTGCTTTAAGTGTATCTTTATTAGATGAGGGAATATTTAAGGGTGGGGTAACTACATTTAATTTTTCAGGATCAAATGTAGTTTCTACCGTAGCGGGGGGTGTTGCGTTGGTAGAAGTTAAAAATAATGTAGTTTTACCAAATCACTCAACTGAACCACTATCACCTGTATCGGGAGCATTATATTTTAACACTTCAAATTATCATTTTTATGGATGGAATGGTAATAGTTGGAAACAATTGGATAATTAATATGAGAATATATTTATATTATAGGTAAATTTAAATAGAATGGGAATACAAATAACAAACGGATTTACAATCGAAAAAAACAATTCGGTATCATCTATTGTAACCCAAAATTTACAATTATACCTGAATGCTGGTAATGCATCATCGTATCCTGGTAGTGGAACAACTTGGACAGATTTATCACCAAATGAATATTCAACCACACTAGAGAACACACCAACATACAATTCAGGGAATGGTGGATATTTTAGTTTAGATAGTGGAGATTATGTTGATACAAACCAAAGTTTAGGATTTGAAACATTTAGTGTTGGTGGGTGGTTTAGAACATCTTCTGCTGGTATTAAAATGTTTTTAAGTAAAGAAACACCTGTAACAGGTAACCCATGGAATTATC